AAATAGTTAAATTAGTGACTATCAGTGATACTGTTAAAACAATGTCTATTTCAGCATTTGAAGAATGGTTAACTGATATGTTATCAGATTCAATCGCAAATGCTATTGAAAGTAAAATCTTAAATAAGATTGAAACTACTGGAACTCCAGTAAATGGTTCATTAGATGCTAGTGGATTAAGAAGTTTAGTAGCAGGACTACCTGCAGGATATGAAAATGGTGCTAAGTTCTATGTTAATAAATCATTATTCTATAACAATATCTTAGCATTACAAGATTTATCTAAAAATGAATTAGTGACTCGTGAAAATGGTAAATATTTCATTCTTGGATATGAAGTATCAATAAGTGATAAAGCTAATAAAGTATCATTCGGAAATGCTAAAAAATTCGTTGGTAATTTAGCAGAAGATATTAATATTCATACTCAATATAATATCGGTAATAACACTTATTCTTATTCAGGTGTTGCTATCTATGATGGTAAACTTGCTGATGCAACTGCATTCCAAGTATTAAATGTTAGTGCATAATTAAAATAAGAAAGGATGTTGACTATGCTAGAAGAAATCAAAAAAATACAAGGTATAAATCACAATGAATTTGATTCAACTATAAATATGTGGATTGAATCTGCAAAATTAGACCTTAAAAGTATCGGCATAGTCGATGCTTTAATTAATAATCCTAATAGTTTAATAAAAACTGCAATAATCACTTATGTTTTAAGTTTTGCTGATGTTTCTAATGCTGATTTGTATGCAAATAGTTATGCATTACAAAAAGATGTATTAAGACATACTTCTGAATATATTATTGATGGTTTATTGAAAGATGAATCAAAAGAGGAAGAAGAAACCGATGGAATATAATGAGATTATTTACTTATTAAATCTAGTTAAAACAGAGGATGAGATAGGTAATATTATCAAATCCTCTGAAACTAGAAATAAATGTTATGCCAAAAAGCAAAGTGTTAAAACTGGGGAATATTATAATGCAGTAGAAGTTGGAATGACTCCAAATTGTGAATTTGTTATAAAAAGATTAAATTACAATGGTGAGGAAGAATTAGAGTGGAATAATGAACGATATCAAGTAATTAGGACAATAGACCCTAAGAATAAATTTGATATTGTTTTAGTATGTACGAAAAGAATTGGTGTAAATGGCTAATAGTTCAATATTAGATATAAATGATATACTTGCTGGTTATGGTGACGATATTCAAACATTAATCCAAGATGAGGCAGAAAAAATAGCAAAAGAGGGTGTTAAGACTTTAAAAGCAACTTCACCAAAAAATAAGAAATCGACTGCAAATCGTGGAAAATATGCTAAAGGTTGGAGAGTCAAGAAAGAAAATAAAAGAGGAGAAGTTCACTGTATTATTCATAATGCAACTGATTATCAATTAACTCATTTGTTAGAAAAACCTCATTTAAAAAGAAATGGTGGGTATACTGCTCCAATAGTTCATATAAAACCAGTTGAAGAACAATGTGTATCAGAATATATAAAAAATGTTGAGAATGGCATTAGAAAGGGTAATTAATGGAACATAAAGAAATATATGATTTATTAAAAACTTTAGGTATACCAGTTGCATATAACCACTTTGATGTGAGTCAGAATGTAGTGCCACCTTTTATAGCATATAGAGAAAATACCCCTGATACATTTAAAGCCGATGGTAGAACTTATTATAGACCTTATGAGTTTGAAATAGAACTTGTGACTGAAAAGAAAGATGTTGCATTAGAAAAAACTATTGAGGAATTATTAAATACAAATAACATTCCATATGATAAGTCAGATGAAGTATGGGATGAAGATGAAAAAATATATCATAATTTTTATGAAATATAGCACCTAGGTGCTTTTTTATTTAGAAGAAAATAGGAGGATTAAAATATGGCAAATAAAGTTAAATTTGGATTAAGTAATGTACATATTGCACCAATAACTGCAATATCAGGAGCATCAATAACTTATGGTGAACCATTTGCAATAAAAGGTGCAGTTAATTTAACACTTGACCCTGAGGGAGAAAGTGCTGACTTCTATGGTGATAATACTAAATATTTTAGTGAATTTGCTAATCAAGGATATAGTGGTTCATTAGAAATAGCATTAATAACTGATGAGTTCAGAACAAAAATACTAGGGGAAAAAGTTGATTCAAATGGTGCGATGACTGAAAGTACAAACGATACTATAAGTGATTTTGCACTAGGATTCCAAATTGATGGTGATAAAACTAATCGTAGATATTGGTATTATAATGTATCTGCTCAAAGACCATCAACTGCTGGACAAACAATCGAGGCATCTAAAGAGCCTAGCACTGATACATTAAATATTACTGCTACACCAAGAATTACTGATAATAAAGTTAGAACTTTCTTAGAAAAGACTCAAGAAAATGCAACTGCATATGATGGATTCTTTAATGAAGTATATGAACCAGTAGTATCAGCATAATTAAACACTACTCTTATGAGTAGTAAAAAGACTACTCATTACTACTCTAAAGAGTAGTTTTTTTAGTATTTATAAGGAGGTGAAACTATGGCTAATATAAAAGGTATAACTATTGATATCGGTGGCAATACATCGAAATTAGAAGATGCCTTAAAAAATGTAAATAAAGTAGTTTATTCTACTAATACTGAATTAAGGCAACTGAATCAAGCATTAAAACTTGACCCTAAGAATACCGAAATACTATCGCAAAAGCAAGATGTTTTAAAGAGTAATATTAAAGCAACTACTGATAGATTAAATGCTCTTAAAGAGGCTCAGAAACAAATGGGTAGTTATTCATCTTTAACCGAAGAACAAAAAGAAAAATATAGAGCTTTAAGTGTAGAAATAGTAAAAGGTGAATCTGCACTTAAAAAGATGAATAGTGAATTAAAAAGTCAATCTAGTATAGATTTTTCTAAAGTTAAAGATGGATTATCTAAAGTTGGAGATGTTGCTTTAAATGTTAGTAAAAAACTAGCCACAGTGACTGCTGGGATAACAGGAGCATTAGCAGGTATAGTTGGTGCTGGTGTTAAATCATATGCCGACTTAGAACAAAATCTAGGAGGTGTAGAAACATTATTCAAAGATAGTTCTGATAAGGTAGTAGAGAATGCCAAAAATGCTTACAAAACTGCAGGTGTTAGTGCTAATGAATATATGCAAGGTGTCACTTCATTTAGTGCATCACTTTTGCAATCATTAGGTGGAGATACATCAAAGGCAGCCGATGTCGCTGATATGGCATTCAGAGATATGTCGGATAATGCTAATAAGTTCGGTACTGATATGTCATCAATACAAACGGCATATCAAGGTTTTGCGAAACAAAACTATACCATGCTTGATAATTTGAAATTAGGTTATGGTGGTACAAAAACTGAAATGCAAAGATTGTTATCTGATGCTGAAAAACTTACTGGTGTTAAATACGATATTAATAATTTAAGCGATGTATATAATGCTATTCATGCAATTCAAGTAAATATGGATGTTAGTGGCTATAGTGCTGACCAGTTAAAAGATAAATTAAAAAACATGTCATTAACACAAGATGAGTTAAAGAAAGTTGCTACTGATATGGGAATATCATATGAAGAAGCATTTAATAAAATGCAAAATGGTACTTTATCAGTTAGAGATGCTCAAGTGTTATTAGGAACAACTGCTAAAGAGGCTGAATTAACAATATCAGGTTCAGTTGCATCAATGAAATCAGCATTTGATAATTTCTTAAATGGTAGTGGTAGTGCAGAAGATTTGGCTGATACTGTCACTAATGTACTAACAAATGTTAGTGATGCAATAGTTAAATTAGCACCAAATATACTAAGTGGAATTGTGACTCTAGTTGAAAAGTTGTTGCCACAAGTGGCAAAAATACTGGTAGACCTAGTTCCACAACTTTTGGATGCAGTTAGCAATATGATAGATAGTTTACTTAATATGGTCACTCAAGACCTTAGTGGACTTCAAGAAACACTAACATTACTTGTAAATAAGATAGTAGAATTTTTTACTACTAACCTCCCAAAAATTATTGAATTAGGCTTACAACTTATAATCGCTCTTGCCCAAGGCATCGCCGAAAGCCTACCTACTTTAATCCCACAAATAATTGATTGTGTATTAAAAATAGTAGAAGTTTTAGTTGATAATATTGATTTAATTATAGATGCTGGAATCCAGCTAATAATTGGATTAATTGAGGGTTTAACTGACCCTGATACTATTGAAAAATTAATGGAAACAATTCCAATATTAATTATTAAAATAGTTGAGGCAGTAATAAAGAGTCTACCTAAGATAATAGAGGCTGGTGCTAGAATACTTTTATCATTAGGTCAAGGTATAATGACTTATTATGGAAAAATCGGCGAGTGGATGAGTAATATCATCAATGCCATAAAAGAAAAAATAGGTAATCTTGGCTCAAAAGCAATAGAGTGGGGTAAGGATATGATTCAAGGCTTTATTGATGGTATTAAGAAAATGATAGGAAAAGTTGGTGATGCAGTTAAAGGTGTAGCTGATAAAATCAAAAACTTCTTACATTTCTCAAGACCTGATATCGGACCACTTCGTAATTATGAAACATGGATGCCTGATATGATTAAAGGAATGGTTAAAGGAATCAATAAATCTAGTTATTTACTTGAAAATGCAACTGACAGAATGGCTCAAAAAATGGCGAATAAACTATCTTTCGATGATTTAGTAGGAAATACTACTAAAGCTATGAAAACACTTAACTATGGTGTACAAAACTCGCTAAATCCAATGGTTAATCCTAATGCTAATAGTTTGTTATTAGAAAGACAAAATCAAAATAGTTCAAGTGGTAGTGAGGGAAAAGATGGGTTTACTGCTATTATAAATAATAATTCTAAATATACATCTCCATCAGAGAATGTTAGATTATTAAGACAAGAATATGAATTATACAAATTGAAATATGGAGGGGTTAGATAATGGCTTATTTTTCTAAAACTAAAAAAATAGTATGTGAAAATAGTTATGGTTATAAACTAGAGTTTGGTTATTCTTTCCCTTTCTATTTAGATTCTTATTCAGGAATACATAGTTATGATGGAAATGTAGCCACAATAAAAAGTGCTTTTGGTGTTGGTGTATCTTATATAGGAACATCAGTAAATCAACGAAGTATAAATCTAGTAATAGCATTTAAAGATGGTGCTGATTTGATTACTAGAAAACAACAAATATATAATATATTTCCATTAAAAGACCATGGTACTTTATATTATTATGAGGCTGATATAGAAAGAAAGATTAATTATTATGTTGAAAAAGTTAATTTGGTAAGAAAAGCAAATTATATATATGCAACGATTAATTTATTATGTCCTAGTCCTTACTTTATGGATTCAACTGAAACTATTGCAACATTAAATAACTGGGATAAGTTATTCAAATTTCCATTGGAAATACCTGAGGGTACTGGTATTGAGTTTGGTAGCAAAAATAGTTCAACTGCTATTGAAATAGAAAACAATTCACATATATCATATGGACTTACTATTACATTTATAGCAAATGGCAAGGTGGTTAATCCTACATTGACTAATATCAAAACTGGTGAAATTATGAAGTTAAATTATACTTTAGAATTAGGAGAGAAAATCGTAGTCACTACATATAATAATGATAAAACTATTACTCATATTGATTCAAATGATAATGAAACTAATATAACTAATTCATTAGTATTTGGTACTAAATTTTTACAAGCACCAAATGGTGTAAATAAATACACAACAAGTGCTGATAGTGGTTCATCTAATTTGGACTGTACAATTAGCTATTACAACTACTATGAGGCAGTATAGAGGTGATTAGATGAAACTTATAGAGAGAGATACACATATTACTGGTGGAGGAAGAGGTATTATATTTGTTGATGGCAAATATTATATGTTGTCTGATTCACCAGCTAAAGTATGTGTTTCAGAAGATTTAGAAAATTGGGAAGAATATTCATTAAATAGTAGTTATTTAAAACCACAAAATATAGCATATGGTAATGGAGTTTTTGTTATATGTGGACTCGAAAGTACATCTAATAGCACATATATATATTATTCTAAAAATGGTACAACGTGGAATGCAGTAGCACTGCCTACGACTGTAGACTTTGCTATAAATTGTTATAGTGTTAGGTTTATAAATAATAAATTTGTCATCACAACTGATGGTTGGAAAACAACTTGGAGAACTGGAGATACAATAACAAAAATTGAAGAAAAAGTTGCTTTCTTCGAATCAACAAATGGTTCAAATTGGACTTTAAGATTATTAGTAATTGATAGAGGTACTGATACTAATTATAAAAATGCTAATGCTAGAGATATTGATTATCATAATGGTACATATGTGTATGTCGGAAATAATGGTAATATTTACAGTTCTACTAACTTAATTAACTGGGTAAAAAGAACCTCAAATACAACCAATAGATTAACTGGTATTTGCTATGGAAAAAGTCAATTTGTGATTTGTGGAGATTTAGGAACTATTTTAACATCTCCTAATGGTATTACATGGACAAAAAGGGATTCAACTATCAGTTCATATATGACACAAATGAAATATGCTAATGGTGCTTATTATGGATTAGGAAATAATGGCGAAGTAGTTTCATCACTTGATGGTATAATGTGGCAAAATATTTCATCAGTGACATCAGGCACTAGATTTGGTATGACATATGATAATATAGACAATTTATTAGTAATAACTGCATGGAAATATTCAAGTACTGGTACAATTCCAATATATATAATGAATATATCTAGAGAATTATCTAGTGAGGGTGAGGAAGATTCATCACTCTTTTTCTTTGATAAAGATTTAAATATGTTAGGAATAGTGGACTACTTTATTTCTTTAAGATGGCGAAGAAAATACTTTGAGGCTGGAGAATTTGAAATAGTTCTACCAGTAAATGATTATATGATGCAATTTATTTCAACTGATGTAATAGTTATGAGAAATAATTATACTGAGGCAGGAATAATTGAAACAATTGAATTTAGTGACAATGGAACAAATGAAGAAGTGACTATTAGTGGTCGCTTTTTAAGTGCCTTATTATCTAGAAGAATTGTTAAAAGTAAGATTAATTTTAGTGGAAATACCATAGAGGGTATGAATACTATAGTAAATGCTATGACACCATTAACTACACAGTGGGAAACCGAAACAGTCACTATGTCATCACCACATATTGATTTTCAAGTCACTTATAAAAATGTTTATGAATATCTATGTAAACTTGCTGAATATTCAAATATAGGAATCAGAGTCGTACCAAATGTTGATTCAAAGGTTTATATGTTTGAAGTATGGAAAGGTTTAGATAGAACATCAGAACAAAGTGAGAACGAAGAATACTCATTTAGTGATGATAATTATAACATAGAGCAGGGTAAACTTATTATGAGTGAAAAAACTAAAGCAAATTATGTTTTGGTTGGTGGAACTGGTGAAGATAGTTCAAGAGTACTTGTGACAGTAGATGATGGTGCGACTGGGTTTGATAGATATGAAATATTCAGTGACCAAAAGTCATTAAGTAATAAAGATTTGTCAGATAGTGCTTATCGAGAAAAATTAAAATCAGTTGGTGAGGGAAAATTATCTGATGGAACATTTCAGTTAGAAGTCACTGCATTAGTTCAGCAAGATTATAAAACAAAATGGAATTTAGGAGATATAGTTAATATAAAAAAAGAAAAATGGGGTGTTTACACCACATATCGAATAATAGAAGTAGAAGAAACCATAGAAGATGGTAAAAAAACAATATATCCTACATTTGGTAGTCCTCTATCAAGTGCATGGGATGATGAATAGGAGGAAAAAATAAATGGCTCAAAAATATGGATTTTTTAATTCAGTAAATAATGATAGAGTCTATGATGCATCGGATGTTGCGAGATTTTTATCTAAATTCTTTACTAATGGGGTATTTAATAATAGTTTAGCAGTAAGTTCAAATGATAATATGACTGTTAGTGTAGCAACTGGTAATGCTAATATAAATGGTTATGGCTATGAAAATACTGAATCACTTACATTAGATATTGATGAGGCAGATAGTGAATTAGATAGAATTGATTCAATTGTTGTTAGATTAGATTTAACAAATAGACAAATTACTACAATTGTCTTAACTGGATTAACTGCCACTACACCAAGTCAGCCAACTATAACTAGAAGTGGCAATATTTATGATTTAAGACTTGCAAATATATCAGTTCCTGCAGGTACAACAAGAATTACAACTGATATGATAACTGATACTAGATTCGGTGCAGATTGTGGTAATGTCACTCAAGCAGTATTAGAATTAGATACATCAGAAATATTTGCACAATATGAGGCTTATTTTAAAGAATGGTTTGCTGAATTACAAGATGAGTTAGATACAAGTCAAGCAGGTCATTTACAAAATGAAATAAATGACATTAGATTATCATTAGGTTTATTTACTGATACTTATGATTCGACTCATACATATAGTAAAGATGATTTAACTATACATGAACATAAAATATATAGTTGTAAAGCTAATGATACAACTGGTGCATGGAATTCATCAAAATGGGATTTAGTACCAATAATAAATAATAGTTAGAAAGGATGATAAAAATGAGAAAAACTATTGACACGATATTTGAAAATCGTGT